GTCTCCGGCCTATATGCCCGTATGATTTTCAGGCCTATCCCTTATGCTGATATTATAAGCTTGACCGCCAGGACGAACAAGACAATCCCCCCGACAAACAGCCCAAGATACAGCAATGTCGCTATCGCTGCGATGATTGTCGTCCACGGCTCCCCGATCCGTTCTCTCAGTTCATCCCATTGCTCGCATTTTCTTTTGATGTCCATTTCGATTTCTCCTTTCCCGTCTTCTTCAGATGACAAAGCTTACATAGGCTCTGCAGGTTGGAGGCCTCATTCGTCCCACCTTTCCGTAGCGGGATGATATGATCTACTTCTTCCGCCGCCCTCACTATCCCATGCTTTGCACATTCCCGGCATAGCGGTTCCCGCACCAATTGATTCGCACGTATTCGCTCGTGCCACCGGCGCCCATAGCCTCGCCGGCCAGCCGAAGGTCGATTGTCGATTCGCCGCGGTTTCTTTCGCAACCGTTGTGTGTGGGTCCGAAGCTTTTTGGGCATTTTACGTTCCGCGCTGTCTGACTTGCAGTTCACGCTTGCGCCAATCATACGTTAATACTTCGTCGGGTCCAAGATTGATTTGTCGTTCAACCTCGGCCCAGCACCGAGTCGCATCCATCCGGGCGCCGGTGATGGCATCCACGATCTGCTCAAGAAGTTTGGCTCCTATTTCACCACGTTGAATCCGCCTCTCGAACTCTTCCTGCTGTTCTTCGGAGTCGAAGATCACCCTATCTCCTTCTCGCCTCATTCCTGCTTCTCCTTTTCCGTCCAACCTAATTTTTTAAGCATCTCGTCATAGAAATCATTCGCGGCCCGAAAAGCAAATTCCACGAACTCACCATGTGAAGTTATCTCTGGGTTATACGAAGCGGCGACACTACCAGCTATCAACGAAGCCAACCAAAGTTGAAACAGTTTTTCGTTCGTCGGCACAATCGTCCCAAGCGCGTGACCGTGGCATTCAGGACAAGAGGCCCTTTGTGGTACTCCCGAGGGATCGCCTCTTTCAATCCATCCTCTTCCATTACACTTCCAGCATTTCACTTGTTTCTCCTTAGTCTTTCGACCTCTTCCACTTTCACTTCTCCTCCGGCACAACAAACGGCAACTCAGAAGCGTCGTAATAGCTATACCACATCAGCCCTTCCGGGCTGTCTATATCAAGCTCCTCGAACTCAATTCCCTTGGCCCGCAGCTCAGCCTTCAGCTCTTCGCACTTCGGGCAAGTGCGGCTGGTGATGATTTTCACTCCACCACCTCCACTGGCCAGCCGGTTGCCTTGCCCCATTTGCGGGCATAGCGGAGAGCCGCGCGGCGGTTCAACCAGAATCGAAACATCAATTCGCTATCCTTACAGGTTCGCCGCAGCAATATATCCCACATTCCGTCAGCCCGCTCAAAAACCTCAATCCTCGGATACTTTTTCTTTGCCATCATTTCGTCCTCTCATATTCTACGGTTCCGCTGGCCAAGCCGCACAGCTTTCTTTCCGCATATAGCAGGAGGTGGATCGCATCAGCTTCATCATGCGATATTTTCGGGCAACAAGCCGGACCGCAGTCCCGGATATATATCAGTTCCGCCGCTTCGATCATCTTCTCCTTCGAAGCCTGTCCATGGCCCGTCGCGAACTTTTTCAGGCTGCCGGAATGGACCGCTGCATGTTCTATACCCGAGACGGCGCAATGCTCCTGTATCCTCGTCACGAACCCCGCCGCTACCTCCGTCGGCGCTCCGCCGCGCTGATGTATCTGTTCGTAGACGATGAGCCGGGGCCTCACCGCCGCCACGATCTCCCGCAGCCAGACCCCGAAGCGCAGGTATCGCATCCCGGGGCTTTCACCCCGAGACAGCGAGAAGTCCTCGCGCCCGAACTCTATCCTGCCTACATCGGTCCGATAGGCCCATCCTGTTCTTGTCCCCGTGTCGATTGCCAGAATCTTCATCAGAACAGCTCCTCCTCTTTTTTCCCGACCGCAATCCCCTTCGTGATCCTGTCCACGGTCCGCTGCCAGATTTCTCGCCCGGTGATGCCGCACTCCGGGCAGACGAACGGCTCATCGCCCATCCGCTCGAACTTCGTCCCGCAATCGGGACAGGTTTCGATCTGTTTCGCCAGCTCTCGCCTTGTCTCGTCCGGTTTCATCGGCCTCACTCCTTCCTGTTTCTTCTCCTTCCCCGCCTTGCGCCAGTCGCGCAACGCCTGACCCTTGATCTCCCACAGCACCTTCGGCGAGAAGAACTTCTTCGCTTGGCTCTGTGCGATCCACCAGCAGCAGATCTCAAACTGTTCCTCGGAATAACTCGCAATGAACCGCTCAATTTCTCTCTGGCCCGCCTGTAGTTTCGTCTCGCTCACCTCCTCCGGTTTCTGTCCTGTCGCCTTGTAGAACCGCCGCGCATGCCTGTAGTCGCCGTCAGGCGACCCTGTCTTTTCGGGGTTTTGAATTTCCTCCTCCTCCTCATTCCCCCTGGAGGGGGGTAGGGAGGAGGATGAAGATGAAGATGAAGATGAAGATGAAGATGAAGGAGCTGCACTTTTTCTGCAATTTCGCTGCACTTTTTCTGCAACCTTCGATTTCCCTTTCTCCCAACGTGTCAAGAAGTTACGGAAATTAGGGTAGAAGAGTACGCCACCGTTGGACCGAGAGAGAAGGCCGAGTTCGACGAGAGTTTTGACAGTGTTTTTAAGAGTTTCGATAGAGATATTGAGAGTTTTTGAGAGTTGACTCCAATTTGGGCGCTTCCCTTTCGTGATTACGAGTCGGCCCGGCTCGGGCGAAATCGCGGCCTGGCAGAGCATTTTGAACCAGCGCCCAAGGTCCTCATCAGAGAGTTGCTTGAGCTTCTCGTCGGCGAGAACGTCACGCGGGTATATCTGCAGATATGCTGGCTTGTGTGTCTTCGCCATATGGTTCCCTTATGCAGCCTACTTTATCTTTTCTTGGGTATAACCCAAATTATCTATTTGGCATTCACAACAAACCTTGCCGCGCTCAAGGAGGAAGACTTCCATTTCGCTTGGTAATCGTGCCGGTAAGGGCCCCTGCGGTACGGCAAGGACAATGATCTGGTCATAATCTCCCGAATGCGCAAGCTGGAGCAACCAGCCTATTGCCTGCCCGCGACAGTGTTCGTCGAGCATATTCAGCTCGTCGACGACCAGGAACCGCAATCCCGAAAGCCGGATCAGGGCATCCGAGACGACGAGTCCGAGGCGGAACCGTTCGGATCGCGACAGAGCCACTTCGTCGATGCCGCCCACCGACAGCCTCATATCATCACCTATCTCGACGTTCTGCAGGAGCTTCTGTGCCCGCAGGCGCTCGCGAACAGGTTTCAGCCCTTCGGCGACTTTGCGGCCAATGATGCCGTCCGGTGCAAATATCCTGGCGATCCGATCCCAGACTTCCGCACCTTCAAGGGCCGTTTGTTTCTGCTTTACCGCCCTTTCGTATTCTTCTCGTTGTCGCCGCCAGGCCTGGACCTGACCGATGATTTCGCGCCCCTGTTCGATGCGCTTGTTCAGCTCTTCTATCTTCGCGGAAAGCTCCTCGAACGATCCAAGGTTTCCCGTCTTGCCGATCGCCTCTGCGAGATGTTCCCGCTCCGCCTCGAGGCTGTCTATTTTTGCATCGATTATAGCGCCCTCCGTGTCGCGGGCATCGCCCAAGCAAGCCGCTTCGGCCTGGCGAAGTGCAGTCTCCGCCTCCTTGTACTCGCGCTTGGCCTTCTCAAGCATCGGCTCGATCTTCTGGCTTTCCGCCAGGTAACCTTTGGCGGTCGCCTGGACCTGCTCGTCCGTGATGGGACATTCGATGTCGGCGATGTACGGACACTTGCCCCGCTTCCACCCGTCGAGCGCTTCCATCTTCGCAAGCAGTCGGTCACAGACCTTCTGTATGCGCTCCAGGGCTTCCCGCTTGGCTGCGACGGTCCGCTTGGCTTTCTCAAGCGCCTTTCTGTTCACTGCGGTTCGCGCGGCACTGTCCGTAATCCTCTTTCTCTCTTCGCGCAGCCGGGCAAGCTCCGCCTCAACCTCAGCCCGCCGTGTCTTCAATTCCTCGATGTTGCCCAGCTTCAGCAGCCCGAGCTGCTCGACATAGTCCTGGTGCTCGGCTGCGAGCTTTTCGAGGGCGCGCGACAACTTGTCCGGGTCGAGGTCCTTGATCCGCTTCGGTCCTCCCGCTGTCGTAACCGTTGCCTCGGGATCGAAGTCCATATCGTTTTGTGCAAGCCGCTTGTCCGCGCGGCGCTGTGCCACTGCGTAGGCCTCCAGTGCCTTCGGCGAGAGGTCCTCCTGTTGAACAAGTTCGGCAATGTACAGTTCCGGGATGCCTTCCGCCTTGAGGATCGCCAGGATGGAGTCCCGGTCCAGCTCGATCCCGAGCAGCCGGTAGAGCAGCTTCTTGCGTTCGTCCCGGTCGAGATGAAGGAAGGTTTCCACCTCGAGAGCGGCCCCGAGAACCGTCTCTTCGCATCCCACGAGCGCTTCGATATCCTTCTTCGTATGCGTGCATGAGGTCGGGGACCTCCTTATTGTCGTGCCGCCTATTGACATCTCAATTGCCATTTTCTCCGCCCCCGACCTCACGAGTTTTTCAGCATTCTTTTTCAGCCTATAGCGGGCCTGTCCCGTCAGTATAAACTGGATCGCATCGCGTATCGACGTTTTTCCCGAACCGTTTGGCCCGAGGAAGACAGACACCGGCTTCGAGAAGACTATTTCCTCGTCTTCGAAACACGTGAAATTCTTGAGTTTCAGTCGTTCAACTCGCATTCTCCCCCTCCTTTTTCCTCTTGAACCCGAAAACAGTCCCGGCTTCCCGCACCAGGAACCCTTGTATCTCGGCCTCTATCTCCTTTCGCCTCGGTGCGAGGACCGGGTGCTTCAGGCACCGTGCAAGCGCCGTGTTGCTGAGCGAAAGCTGGTCCCAGACGACTTCCCGCGGCAAGCCGCGCTCGAGCAGGCAGGTGACGAGCTTCTCGGTCTCGACGATCCTGGTTCGTTCCCGCGGTCGGAACCCGAGGACCTCGTCATCGACCTCGAGCGGCCCGAACAGATCACACCAGCCCTTGAGCCTCGACTCGAGGTCGGAGACCCTGCGCTTGAGCGTCCGGTAGCTCCGCGCGGCCTCTATGGCTTCCTCTTCGGTCCGGATCGCCCGGTCCGGGAAGACCTTCGTCTCGGGACAGTCGTCGTAGAACGGGCACCACGAGCAATGGCTGCCGGGCCAGGGCTTACACTCCGGATTGGATTCGATCGCCTCGAGCAATCCGTCAAGTTCCGTCTTCACCTCGTCGAGGTCCGCTTGGTCAAGATATCGCCGCCTCTGGAAATTGTAACGGACGTAGTCGATCACAATCTCGCATTCGTCGAATCCATACGCGCTCGATGCAAGGTGGGCATAGAGGGCGAGCTGGAAAGTGTGCTGATCGTTGGAGGCGGGCGGGATGCGATGGTGGGTCTTGTAGTCGACGATATGCCAGCCGAACTCATCCCGCCAGACCAAATCCGGCTTGCCCGTCACTCGTTCGTCAGCCAGTTCAATCTCAACGTGCATCACCTGGTACGGGAAGCTGTGGGAGGCGACAAAGGCCTCCCACAGTTCCGTGAAGGAGGAGATTTGAGATGGCCTTCCGAGCAAGGCAAGCGACCGCCGGGCCAGTTCGGTCGCCCAAGAGACGTCCGTCGGCTGCCCGGTCTCCATGCAGTGCCGGGCATACTGTGCCGCGAGGTCGTGGAACAGTTTTCCTTCCTGCGCCTCCTCGCCAGCGTAGATGTCGCCAGCATCGACAGCACACTTGTAGAGCCGCGGGCAGAGGCGGTAGTAGTTCAGATGCGTCTGGCGGACGGTTCCCTTAGACATCTCCTCCCTCCTTTTTTCAGAATGCCCATCGAATCAGAAGATATATCCCACCGAGAATCATGGCCCAGAATGCGACAAAGAAGAGAATCCCTATGAAGTCGACCGTGAATTCCATCGCTGCATCCAATATGTCCCGCCAATCTCGCATTTCTTTTTCCCTTCTTCAGAACAACGGCGCACCCAGGTCGGGCTGCTCTTCGTCCGGCAGCTCGTCGCCCTCGGGTTCGATCGGTTCCGAACGCGCTTCCGTTTCCTGCCTGAAGTTCGAGGCCGGATAGAGGTCCTCGGGCATCTCGTCCTTCGGGGCATCGATTGCACCGATGGGAGCTGCCGGTGGGAGCTTGGTGCGGACGAGGGCCTTGTAGTCATCGAGGCCGAGTTTCAGTTCGAGCTGGAGCGTCCAGTGGATTTCCTTTCGTCCCGAACCATGAGTCTCGCGCGGGACCCGTTTCAGAACGAGAAGCGGTTCCCAGGTCACGGGATGGACGAGCATCGAAATGCGCTTGCAAATCGAGCGGATATAGTCGATGTTGGAGTTGAGGTCGACTATGCTGTGAAAGCTCGATGTGTCGATCTGGTAGACCCCGGCCATTGAGACCTTCGGCAGCATCACGAACAAGGTGCCGACCTTCCGGCACTTTCCTTCGAGAAACCACGAACAGCCTTCGGGAATACATTCGCCCTCGACGAACTCTCCCCTCTTCTCGTCGAGCCGGAGGCAGTCCTCGCCATCTCCCTTGCACTTCAATCCCCGTTCACTGCCGTAGCACTTGTAGGCCTGCGGGAAGAAGACCGTCTCGTCCTCGACCGGGATCACGACGTCGAGGCTCTTCGGCGTCTCACCGTAAACCTCGGCGACTCCGGGCGCATCGGTCAGGACGAAGTAGTCGACCTCTTTCGGATACTCGCGATTCGTCTTCTTCGACGTGTCTTTCACGCCGAGGCGTATCTTACCTAGCCTCGGCAAGCGGCGTATCTCCGACAGGCCCTTGATCCTCGCTATCTTGCGCATCGGCTTCTCCTCCTTCTGCATGAACATCCATTCCCGGTAATACCAGTTGCACTTCCTGTTCCCATTCCCATTCTGGCGGTATAGGTTCGTTGACCCGATGTCGCCAGACCTTCACTTCGCTCAGTGCGCCACAATACGGGCAGCGGAGTTCAAGTTCGACATACGGTTTCTTTTTCTTTGGCATAACCTTCTCCTACAATTCTTTGACGGCTTGGATCGCGGCCTCAAGATCACAGGTCAATAGCCGCCTCCGGTATACTTTCCTACAGTTCCGGCACCCGAATGTTGCCACTGTGAACGGTCCCTGCGAGTAGATCGCCAGGAGCACATTCGGTCTCTCGCCATTATGCTGGCATTTCGTCTTCGGTTTCATCATCAGATCCTCCTCCAGAATTGCAGAAAACGACAGGGTCAATGCCAAGAAGCTCGGCCAATTCTCCGAGGAAGCGGTAGTTCTTGATCCGGTGGACGTCTCTGTCGAGGAAATAGTCGACGATCCACCGGTTCATCCCGAGGGCCCGGGCGAGGTCTTCCCGCCGCCATTTCTTCTCGATGAGTTTCGGTTTGATGAGTTCACGTAGTTTCATTTCGCCTGTACTATAGCTCCGGATTCCAGAAAGTCAAGGAAAAAAATCGAAAAAGCCTGCATTTTCTCTGCAAGTCTACGAGAGAATAGGATTTGCGGGCGCCGCATTCGATGGTCTTCACAGGGGGGTGTGAAAAATTCACACCCTATTGTGGTGGCGGCATTCCGGGCGCAAATCGCAGGAAGGTCTCGATACGGGACCGCAGGTGTTTCGTCGGTTTCTGCTTATCCGTTTCCCACCGTGAGACGGTACAATGTGAGACCTCGAACCAGCGCGCCGCCTCCTCCTGCGTCCAGCCAAGTTCCTGTCGTTTCTCACGGATGCGCGTACCTATTGTCTTCATCTTTCCTCCATTTTCTCCAGTTCCTTTAGGTAGGCAAGCAGATCTCGCCGTTCCTGCTTATGCCTTTGTAGATCGTCCACTGCCCGGTTAGCCATTACGAGTTCAAAATGGTCACCGGTCAGGATATGCCGAACCAGGTGTTCCCGCTTTCGGCGCTTATCCCGGCGGATGAGCCTCGTCAGCCGGCGAAGCCGGGCTTTGATGTGTTCGTCGTTCATTGTTTCCTCAGCTCCCTCCACCGGGCAAGCAATTCAATCTTCTCTTTTTCGCGTGTCTCTGAGTAATGCCTTATGTATGCCCAAGCTCTGGTAGAGCTTGGCAAAATTGGTTTCCTCGACTTCAATTATGAGGAAGTTACGGATTGCTTTGATTCTAACCGGCTGTAGCGCTAGCTCGAGAGGCTCACAGCAGCCTCGAACTGGTGGCCCAGCCGGAGACATATACATCCACTTGGTCAGGTTGGCTTCTAGCTCGACAATGATTCGCCGAGGCAAAATGCCCCCAACTGTTTTTATTTCGATTACGTTTGTGGTTCTGTACATTGCTCTCCTCGTCTTCCTGCAAGCCACTTATCCCCGGCCCCGCCGGAGCGGGGGCGGAGGAAGGGGCCTCACAGCTCGCGGACCTCGCGGGCGCCGGAAACCCAGTGCGCCTCGAAGTCTGCGGGGTCAAAGCGCTCAATCGGATCGTTCGAGGTGTCGTCCACGTACACATACCCGTCTTCGGTCGCGACGACGGTCGCGTCCTCGGGGAGGTCTTCGAACGGTTCCTGCAGGTCGCCGTTTCTCCAGATTGCTGCTTTCATCTTTCTCCTCCTTTCCCTACCTCAAAAGTCTTGAAATTCTGCAGTCAGGGTTCTGCTGCAGGACCTGCTCCATTTGGGACTTCGGGATGGCTACCACGTTTTCCATCTCGATGTCACGGGCATCAAGTCCGTCGAGATTCGGATTCTCCTCGTCACCCCACTTCAGGAGAATCCAGTTCTCCGCATCCAGACCTGATACCTCTATGTCGTAGTCGGTTAGTTTTGTCACTCTCATCTTTCTCCTCCTTTCTTCTATCTCCATCCTACACCCATATTATATATCCGCCTATGCATTTGTCAAGAATTTTTTCCTGTTTTTTTGAAATTTCTTGAAGGTTTTTTCTCTTGGGGACATAAAGACTTACGTCAAATCGGCGAGATTTCTGAAAAAAAAATCGGAGAAAGACTTGACATTCCGGTAATTGGCGGGGTATAGTACACATGAAGTATACATCTCTTACCTGTTCGGCCAGTCAGGCGGTGACCTGGAGGCAAAGCCGAAGGCATCGCGGGCTGGCCTTTTTTCTGCCCTGTTCCTGCTACATTCCGCGTAGCATCGCGAATCACCGGAAAAAAAAGGGGCGGCAAGGAGAGGGGGAGGGTGCGCCACTCGGAACAGGAGAAAGAAGTGGTCCGCCGGACGGCGGGAAGAACCGAAAAAGGATGCCGCCCCTTTTCTTATATCAATCGTCTTCCAGTATCTTGCTCCCGAGCCGCTCATCGAATCGCTTCACTTCCGGCTCGATTTCCTCCTTAATGAGCCGATGCAGCATCTTCGCTGCCTTCGGATCACGCTGGATGATGAGCTTGATGCACTCCTTTACTTCTTTCCGGTTCGCGTATTCCACGCCATAGGCGATTGCTTTCGCCACACGCCGCCAGCGCCGCCTCACCACCAGCGCGGCCAGTAACAAGGCGAAACACACCCCGAACCAGACCAGCTCAAATATCATCTTTCAACTCCTTCAGTTCGTCGACAAACTTCTGTATTTCGCGCGTCATTTCCTCAGCCGACATCCGCCGTACCTCGTCTATCTCGGCCTCGGTGATGGCCTGTCTCAATTTGCCATGGACTTTTACCGCCTCCCGGATGCCATCCTCCGCCACAGCCCGATCAAGCCGCTTCTGCAGCCAGCGTGCAAGCCAGGCTATGCCGACACTCACGAGCGGCGCCAAGAGCCGCAGCCAGTCGATTCCACTCATTTTCTTCTATTTCGCCTCCTCGAACGAGAATTCGGGATAGTTGCCGAGAGCCCAGTTGAGGAAGCGGACGACTTCGAGGGCAAGTTTGTGTACTTCGGCGATCTGCTCGCGGTCCTCCGCCGGCGTCTGGACGCGGTCCGGTGCTATCTCGGCGAGCGTCGCCGAGTCGGCCACGAGCTGATCGATAACGCGTCCTTCCCATTGCCCCGCTCGTTCGAGTTCAAGCGCGGCCTTCTTCGCCCATTCGTGCGATTTCCTGACCGTAGCACAGCCGGTTGCGAGCACAAGGCACAAAAGAACGGTTCCAAGAATCATCATCTCTTTCATCTTCGCCTCCTTGCAGGAACGGAAAAATTATGCTTGTCGAGCTGCCGCACGACGGCCTTTGCAACGGCCCGGACAAGCTTGTCGCGGGCACTATCGGGGACCGAATCGTCTTCCAGGTTGCGGCCGGTCACGACCGTAATCTCGTCCGTATTGATGTAGACGTTTACGACGCGGTTATGGTCGCCAGCAAAGAAGACGTTGCCGGTAAGGAACTTCCAGATCGCATCGAATATCCGCTTCCAGAGCGGACCGGGGATTTCGAGGAACATCTTATTCGTCCTCCTTCATCTTGTGGAAGGCCGCGTGGTTGCAGACACCGTTACAGAGGCTGCATTCCACGTTGTGCAGCCCCGCGAAGCATTCCATCACGCCGAACATTATGCGCTTCACGCCGTCGAGGAAGACGCGGGCTTCCTCGGGATTCCGCCCGACCTTCAGCTCGCAGAATCGCTCGATGAATTCCTGCCGTGATATCTCCGCCGGCAGCAAGTCCCAGAACGTTTCGGGCGTATGCAGCTTGATGTGATGCTGCCGTGCAATGCTGTTCGTATACCGCACGATCCGAAAGAGGCTGCGCAGCAACAGCCACCGTACACTCGCGCGACTGAATCGGCTCCAGAACTTTTCCATATCAATTCCCTCCAGGCTCACTTGCGGAGCCAGCCGAACAGAAAATAGACCGCCGCACTTGCAGCGGCCCCGATGGCGGCCGAGAGTACCTGGAAGATACTCTGCCTCTTCGCGCAGCGCAGCTCTATGGTCCTAAGGCGCGACTCGTGGTCGTTCTGAGCATGCCGCACGCGCCCGAGTCCTTCAACCAGCCCCTCAAGCTTGCCATCAATGGAGGCTACGAGTGTCCTTGTCTCCGAGAGACCTTCGAACAGTTCATCAATGCGCTGCCTTATGTACTGTGTGTCCTTCTCCGTCATCATTCCATCCTGTGCAGAAGCCCTATCCCAGTTGCCCAGAAATTAGCCCGCGACCAGCTCTCACCTCCAACCACTTGTGCCTGCCACGTTTTCCCCACATCAGCATCAGCCAGAATAGTCTCCCATGCCACCCGAACCCCGCCAGGTGCAACGACATCGTGAAAGACGCACCAGCCACCCGCTGCGACATATACAGAACCATACTCTTTCCAGTCTTGTAGCACCACGTGCGTGGAGTGGCAGCCGTCAATATGACATATGCCGACGCGGCCATCACTAAGCTCCTTTCTGGTCCTTATCATAATTTCGGGCTGTTGTGAGAAACCCCGGAGCAGCCTGACATCAAAGCCTTCTTCGCATAACAAGCCAATTGTCTTATCGAGTGCCTTTACCACTTTCTGGCCGCGATCACATACATCAATTAAGATTATCTTACTCCCTTCCGACAACAAGCCTGCCAGAACGAATGCGCTTCCACCACAAAGCGATCCGATCTCGAGCAGATTGTCCAGCTTTCGTCCGTCCGCCATTATCCGCCCGCAGGCCTCGATGAACTCTTCCTTGCCCTGACGGATGTGGATACCTTCGGCCTCCGCGCGCTGCCAGCGTGCCTCGGCGATCTCGCGTCCCGTCATTTCACATCTCCCACGAATTTCTCAATGAACTCCCACTGGTCCCTTTTCCTCGCAGGTGCAAACTCGCGCTGTTCCGCCCGCCCGCGTTCGAGCAGCTCATCCCAGCCCGCTCTCCACCGGTACCGCTGCCGGAATCGCGGCAGCCAGAAACCCTCAAAGATGTCATCGTCGAATAGGGCCCGGGCACCGTAGATGCGCGTCATCCCCTGCATCCTGAGCGGCGCGTGATGCCAGGTGGTCGGCTTCTCGCTGTGGATGAGGCGGGCATAAAACTGCGCCACGATCGGCACATCGCAGAGCCAGGCCTTCACGGATATCGCCGCATCGTTTCCGCCCCAGAATCCCGGCATATTCACCCAGCCGCGGATCATCTCAAACGTCCGCCGCGTGAGCGTCAAGCCACAACCGTGGGCGGCATTGCGCACGGCTTCGTTCCTGCCCCGCGACTTGTTCCGATATATGCCGAGATAGAACCAATTGCGGGCGCAGGACCAAGCCAAACACGAACCGAAGTTCCAGCGATATCGCCCTCCGATGTTCGGGATGCCGTTCCGCCAGTCCGAATTGCCGATAGCCGGTGTAGCGATGATCGGCACACGTGTTTCGAGGACGCGCCCGAACAGTAGGTCGAAGCAATCCGCCCGCGGCCACACGTGGGCATCAAGGAAGCAGAAGGCTTGGCCTTTGGCGATCGCCGCCCCTCGGTTTCGTGCCGGTGCCGTGCCGATGCGTTTCTCGAGGCGCAGGTACCGGACCTCCGGGAAGCGCGCGAGAACCCGCGGCGTATCATCCGTCGAGGCGTCATCGACGAATATCACCTCATCACTATTCGCAGCGGCGAGGACGCTCTCCAGCGAAGAGGCGAGCCAGCCCTTCTCGGCCTCGTTGAATGCCACGATGATTATACTGCCACGGGGGGCGGCCATTCGTCTATCTCCAGACATTCACGGAAAAAGTCCTGCTCAGTCTTGATGCGCGGGAACCGAAGCCAGCGCTCGCGTTCGGCCCGATAATCGGGCACGAAGACATCCTTCGGCAGCCGAGCCCGCCAGAATCCTTCATATGTCTCCGGGAAGTGGATCGCTATGACGTAATGCCCGTTCCCATGTGAATCCTGGCGCGTGCAGCGGTAGTTGAACTCCTTCTTGAACTTATGCTCGGTTCGGACATCGCAGCGCACCCAGCACGGGATGCCGAGGAAATAGGCCCGGAACCCGAGCCACTGTTCCTGATAAGCCCATACACCGGGCAATTCCGGCCAACCACCAAGCGCCTCGAGCGTCTCGCGCGTGAGTGTATAGCCGCAGCCGATGACAGCGACGCGCCGTTCGATCGCATCGTGATTCTCGAAATCACTGTCATGCGGCGGCATTTCTTCGGGTCTCTTTTCGAGATGCTTGTTCAGGATGCCCCACGGCTCACCCTTGAGCTGGAACCGCGCCCCGCACGTATGCTTGCCGTCGATCGGATTACCGAGGTTCCGGACGGCCGGCACCACGATCCCGCCGCGTTCCTGTGCCGTTGTAGCGAGCTTCTCAATACCGAGCCACGTATTCATTCGCTGGTGCCCGTCCCAGACGGAGATTATCTCGCCGCGTGCAATACGGATCGCCTCAGCCCTCGAACGCGAGGAACCCTGCGGCACGTCGTGGCGAATGACCTTGATCCGCTTGTGGATGTCCTCGCGCCACCAGGATTTCACGTGCTTCTTGACCTGGTCCGGGAAGTCAGGTGGGATGCTGCCGTCCGTCGAGGCATCGTCTACGACGATTATTTCGAATCGACTCTGTCCCTGGTTGATGAACGAGCAGACGGTCTTGAGGACTTCGGGACCTTCATTCCGGGCCGCCACGATCACGGAGATGGGCCGCAGCCGCTTAACCGCACCTCGGTTCGTCACAATCGCCGGCATATGCATCACATCCCGGAAGAACTCCGCATCGGTCTTCTTACGACCGCGCTTCCAGACGTGCGGTTTCACTTGCTCATCGGCCTCGTAGAGTTTCAGTGCCATCTGGTGCTCCGGCGCCAAGAGATGCAGGCTCGGATCACGCCAGACGCCCTTGTACGTCTCCCAATCAAAGAGCCGCAGCATATTGACCAGGATATTGAGCGACCGATCGGAAATCGGCGGGCCCCCCCACGGTATTGGCTGCTTGTACCGGTATAGGTGTTGCGCTTCCCATCCCGGGACGACGTATATCGGCACATCATGCAGCCAGGCCCAGGCCGATATGGCCTGCTCCTCGGCACCCCAAATACCGGCCGTCGACGGATATTCGCCCATCAGATTCCAGATCTTGCGCGGGAACCCGTAGCATGCACCCATCAGTGCAAGGCGTCTTTCTGGTCGATCCCCCTCGGGAGGCGGGCGCCAGTTCAGCCCTATCTCGTGGTCCCGGAAGGCCCAGTCGGCGAAGTGTATCACCGCACCACCGCGTAGCTTTCCTTCGCCCAAGCCCTTCACCGTCCCGCAGACAATGCAATTGTGCTCCAATGCATATCTTGCGAGTCCATGTAGCATTCCACGCTCGAACCGCATATGCGCGTCGATCTTGAAAAGCACGTCACCCTTGGCTGCCTGCATCGCCCGGTTCATCGACCAGCCTGCACCTCGCGGCTTGTCGTTCTGCAATAGCGTCACATTCTCGAGTTTGTCGAGGCCGTCACAAGAGCCATCGGTCGAGGCATCATCACACACAATCACCTCTATAGGCCCGGCGGCCGAGGCAAGGACATCTTCTACCGTGGCACGCACTTCCGGACCTTCCTGGCGCGATGCGATGCAGATGGAGATGAAAGGTTCAGTCATATGTCACCCTCACGTTGTCCCAGTAGCCGTACTGATCCGTCAATGTAATGCCGGTTATCGTTATCCGGTCGGTCGTTGCTGCGTTCTGGACGAAGTCGATTGCCGATGCCTTGAGAACGCCATTGATGTAGACGTCATACGTATAGTTCGTATTATCGAGCACGAGCTTCACGGTATAGACGGTTCCGGCATTGTAGGTCTGGAGCTGTACATCGTCCGTTCCGTCCTTCGCGTAGATATAGCCGTCATCGTCGAACCGAACCTCTGCAATCGTCGATATGGCAAAGCCCGAATGCCCGGGCCTGAAGAAGTGGTTGTCGTTCGTATTCGTAGCGACGAAGTCGGCCTGGTACGTGCAGTCAGCCGTAGCCGTGAACGCTCCACGGATCGTCTCGGTCGCACCTGCCGTCGGTTCGCCGAACCGCAGTCGCTGGGACGACAAGTAGCTCTCGACCGTCGGCGTCCCTGCAACCACCGTCCAGCTATCACCTATCGGTGGTGCTCCAGGTGCATTACCGAGTGTATCATCTTCGAAATCGTCCCAGAAGATCGTAGTCGCTCCGCCTGGCGGCGTGGTCGTACTCGTCGAAGTCGAAGAACTGGTCGTGCTCGAGCTCGAACTTGACGTTGATGTGCTTGATGTTGATGTACTCGTCGTTGAAGTTGTCGTCGACGTATAAGGCGGCGTTGAGGTCGTCGTCGAAGTCGAAGAAGTTGTTGAAGTTGAAATCGGACTTGCATTTACGTTTTGTAGTCGACCCCAGTGGTCAAACGTCAATGTCCACTTCAGATCGCCGCGAATAGAAACACGGACCCCGACATTATCTGCTCCATAGCTCGGTTGCCAAGTCCAAGAATCACCGCTCGCGCTGAGATCGTTGACCGTCTTTGGCTCAACCGGCTCCTTCATTGGGATGAACATCAAGTTACCAAAAGCATCACGGCCTATGAACCCGACCGCACCGCTTTCAATCCAGACACCGTAGGGCCGGATTACCTGTACACTATCTCCGGTATTCCCCCATACATCCAGATATTTCGCCTCATAGAATGTACTGTCTTCAATCATATCAACTTGAGCTTCGAGAAACACCGGCTCGTCAGGATAAAGGAAAGCAACGCGTATGAGGCCGACACCGGGTGGATAACCGTAATATTGCTCGCTGGCGGGTACTTGCCCGAGAACGACAAGAGGTCCTTCAGGATTGAATTTCGCAAACCAACTATTCTCTGCTGTACCTACACGATAACCGAATTGCTGTGATGCATAATCGGAACAGAGCACGCGGTGGACACGCTCGCGCCAAGCGAAAGATTGTTGTCCATTTCGGATAAGACCGGGAGAGATGACGATATGCTTGACGTTGTCACCCGAAGGCAGATCGACCTCGAAGGCCCGATAAGTTGAATTCCATCCCGTTATCTCGGCCACACCCCCCGGCGGAATAGACCACCCTGATGCATTGTAGATCGGCACGAGGTCGCGCAGCGGCGGTCTGTACAGGCGTCGCTTCGTCTGTTTCGAAAGCTGCTGCGCAATCTGCTCCGTTTTCCGGATCGCCCGCGCAGCCCGCCGTGCATCCTTGCGCGTGAATCCATAGAAAGGTTCTGGCACAACGATTCCTTTCCGATTATTTCGAGGCAGCCAGATTCAGCCGCCCGAACGGCAGTTCAGGGCGCAGCCGGTAGATCACATAATATCTTGCCCCCGAAACGCTTGTGTCTTGCGTCCCGTCTGGATTGAGCCATTGCGGTTCAGTGGCCGGTATAGTGCCATATTCCGGATCCAATTCCGTACACCTGACCTTGTAGTATGTCCCGCCGATATTGATGAGACACGAAATACCGCGGTTCGCGAGCGCCACATCCCAACCGTCGGACTTGAAGGCGAAGCGATAGGTCACGACCCAATAGGAAACCGTGTTCCGATAGGCCGATCGGGCCGAATATTCGAGGCAGAGGGCCTGCCGCGGCGAAACGGCAAGGCCGGCGATTGTGCAATAGTCACTATTGACCGCATCAACATATTCATTCGCTCGGATCGGATTGAACGAAGATTCGTTGCGGATGATCTGCACTGTGAGGTCGTGGACTTCGTCCGTGTATGGCGGATCGAACGGATCGCCCACAGTATTCACAACCGGACTGCCAGTATTGTCGACATCAATCACCTTTTCCCGGCTCCAGTAACCCCAATCGACCTGTATCGGATCGAGCAGCGGATTGTCCTGCACGCCGCCCGGTTCGAGATGGTCGGAGTAGACTGGCGTCGCATACGTGACCGTGACACGATGGAAGATTCTGTTTGATTCCTGCTCAACCCTGATACTGCGCACCTTCCGGCTCGATATGAGCGGATGCGGATCGCCGATTGAGGGAATGCCCGTGGCCGTCTCGGCCAAGTACGGGCTATCGGTCGGGTCAGACATCTGGACGCGGAACACGCGCTCGATGCGGTGCTCATCCGCATCGCGGTATGAAGAGCCTTCAGGAAGTTCGACTACGTCGACTACAGCCATATCACTACCCCACCCTTACCGGTGCCAGAGGTGCCGATTGTGCTTCTATCTTCCGCAGACTCGTCGCGGCTGAGGCCGCGTGCCGTTCTATCTCGGCCGTTCGCCTAAGTTGTTCCTTCGTCGCCAGTTCCATTGCCCGCCAGTATGGGGCGAGCTGTGCACTGTAGGCTTGCGGCGTACCCCATTCGATTGCGCCCGCAGGAGTAACGCCAAAATCCCGCAGGAAGCTCTGCTGTGTTTCCTGGATTTCTTGCATCGCCTTTTGCTGCTCTCGTGTAATTGCCTCGAGGCCTTCCCGGAAATATGTATCCACGAGAGCTTTCAGTCGTTCCGGCGCCTTCATTTCCGCCAACTCTTGTCGCTGCTTGGCCCACTCATATTGCAATAGTGTGCGCCGGCGTGCAAACTCGTCTTCAATCATGTCAATGCGCTGTCGCTGAATTCTATCGAGCCACTGCTGCTCTTCCTTTGCCACATCGGCAATCGCCTCAAGCTCCGGTACAGGAGGTGCAGCAGCAATCTCGCGGAGTCTCTCCAGGCGCTTTTCTGTCTCTGCGAGAATCTCGCGCTGTTTCAGCAGTTCCTTCGTCCGGTCATTCATCTCCTGCAGCGATCCCCAGTAACCACCGAACCATTCGGCTCCCAGACGACGTGGAATGTTGCTGAGTTTTTCAAGTTCCTCCTGCATCGTCTCGATATTTTTCTTCGTCTCGGCGACGACTTCTTCAAGTTGCAAAATCATCATCTGGCGCTGCACTTCGTTCAGTTCGGTAATCGTCGCCGTGAAGGCCTTCATAGCCTTGGCCGCCTCATAGGCATCATTGGAAGTTCCGCGCAGAAGTTGTTGCTGGTGTGTTAACCGCGGTTTCAGGCCATTGACCGCCGCGGCAACCGTGCCGATACCGAGGACTATTGCCCCGAATCCAGTGGCGGCAAGTGCCACCGAAACAGTTTTCAGGGTTGTGAAAACCCCGATCAACACCTTGACTGCGCCGATCAGCTTTCCAACAGCGCCCAACAGAACGTTTACCGCTATAGCGGCCGCACCGAGGCCGACGGTCCAGCTGGCAATCTTCGCGATAAGAACAAGCTTCTGTGCGATAAGCTTCCGATTGTTTTTGATCCACAGGAGTGTTCGCACGATGGTCAAGCGAATATGTGCCACGAGGTCCTGCGTTTTAGGTGCAAGCGAGGCGCCAATTTCAAAGGCAACACGCTTGATTCCCCACCACAATTCCGTCATGGTGTCCTTAAGTTTTACGGCAGCCTCCGCATCAGTCGTTCCGATTTCGTAGCCCATCCGCTTTAGGTGTGCCAGCAAATTTTTTATGCTTTCTGCTCCCTGTTCCAGAAATGGCAATAGTTGTGTGCCGCTGCGGCCGAATATATCCATCGCCAGAGCGCTCCGTCGTCCCATATCCTCGACTTTGCTGAGCGCATCAACTACCAAAAGGAACCTTTCCTCTGGCCTAAGACCTTGGAGCTGTTGGAGCGAAATGCCAAGGTCCTCAAGGACATAGCGCGCAGTCGACAACCCGCGTTCCGCATCGAGCATTACGTTGTTCATCATGCGGACGGCCTTGGCGAAGTCCTGCATGCTTGCATCGCTCAGCTCAAGCGCTTGCCGATAAAGAGAGAGGCTCTCGACACTGAAGCCGGTACGCTTCGACAATTTCGAGAGTTCATCACCCAGCGAAACGAACTGCTTTATGGCCAATCCCATCGGCGCCAACACAGCCGTGCCGACCGTCATCATCTGCTTGCCGACTGCAGCGAGGTTCGCCCGGAACTTCTTGATCCGCTTCTGGGCCTTCGTCAGTCCACTTACGAACGCCCTCGTGTCAGTCGACAGGATTACGGCCAATTTGCCGATCGTCGTTGCCATCTATCTGCCTCTCTTCTGCTTGTGTTTCACTGCCTCGTTATGTTTCTTCGCATAGTCGGTAAGCAGCAGCTCTATCTCTTTTGCTGTCTTCGGCTGCACGTCCCACTCTGGCATAAAGTCCTTGATTGCCGGTGGCCGCCCCTTGCCGCGAAAGGCACAGGCGATCATCCACGCGATCAGAGCTGCACGCCAATCTGCCCGCTCTGGCCCGATTGGGTTGATCCGATCGTAGGCTACCCATTCGGCGAACTCGCGCGAGCTCATCCGGCGCTGCAGTTCGGCGACCGTGCACCTCAGCTCCCGGGCGAGCTTGAACCAGAAGCGGCGCTCCGGTCGCCTTCGGAGTTTCCCAACAGCTCCTGAATTGCCTCCTCGGTTAACCCGTTCAAGTCCTGCGCGACGGCGAAGAGTCGCATCAGTGCCTTCGACGATTTCTGGTTCAGTTTCTCAACGTCGGCCAGGCTGAACAGCGGGCTGCCGGAAGCATCACAGATACAGAGCGCCAGGAGCCGAGCCCGCAATGTGCGGATATCCACCGTCCCGTCCTTGCGCGTGGCGGACTGCAGACTCTCGTCGAACCGGTCGCGGTCCACACCCGACATCGTGCGGATATAGACGGTACCGTTCCATTCGGGAACATAGACTTCACGAATCTCAATGTCCTTGATGTTGAAAATCTCTTCTTTACTGAGTGCCATATAGTTCCTTTCTATTACGGCGGTGTTGTCGTGGTCGTGGTCGTCGTCGATGTCGTCGTGCTCGTCGCTATCGTGATGGCGCCGGTCACCTTCACGGTCACGGTGCCGGTCATCTTGTCCTCCAACGGCGCACTCGGGGCATAACCGGTACAGAAACCGGTGAACTGCCACGTCGACCCGGACGGATAGCGGATCGTGATCGTTTCCGCAGCCGAGCCGACCGGCGGTGTCGTGTCCGGGTTGAAATGGATATCGAAGCTCAATTCTCCCGGATCGTACAAATCACCCGGTGTGAATATCTTCTGCCCGGTGGTTCCCTGATGCGTAACATCGATCGATTCCCGCGACATTCCAGGTGGTGTGACGTCGAGAATCTGAGCGGTGAACCCGCTCGTCTCGAACGTGATCGTAATCCCTGTGCCGATATCAACATTTGGCGATGCCATAGTTTTCTCTCCTTACGATGCTGGTGTGATCGTGATCGCGCCGGTGACTTTGACGGTGACCGAGGCCGTCATCTTGTCCTCCAGCGGTGCACTTGGCGCGTAACCGGTCATGAACCCGGTGAACGCCCAAGTCGCGCCGCTCGGGAACGTGATCGTGATGGTCTCGGCCGCACTTCCAATCGGCGGGCTGGTGTCCGGATTGAAGTGAATATCGAAGCCGAGTTCCCCCGAATCGTAGAGATCGGCGGGCATAAACGTCTTCTGTCCCGTCGTCCCTTGATGGGTCGTCTCGATCGCCTCGCGCGACATACCCGGCGGCGTGACATCGAGTATCTCGGCCGTGAATTCACTCGTGCCGAACGTGATCGTGATGCCCGTTGCAATGTCGACTGATGGGGATGCCATTTCTCATCTCCTTTTCATTCTCGATACCAGAATTCAAGGTCCAGACTGCGTCTATATATGCCTCGTCCCGTCGCCTCACGCGCGGGGACGAATTCGTCTCGGTCGTCCTTCAGGAAACAGCTGTCTATCTCTGCTGTATTGCCGTCTCCACCGAGCGTACCTGTGAAATTGTCATAGCGATTCTGTACCGCCACGGCGAGGTCCCGCACCTCCTTATGCGTCTCCGCCCAGCAGTCGATCTGGATGACGGCCCGCGCGAGGTCCGTGCCGCCGCCTGTATGGCGCTCATAGCCAGCGAAGATGAGCTGATAGGTGATGTAGGGAAGTTGCGCACCTTGTTCGGCGATGATCGGGTAGACGCGGCTATCGACGATCGCGCTGATCAAGGCCGTATTCACGAGGTCGTAATAGAGTGCTGCTTCCATTCGCTACTCCCTGTACCATATCTCGAAGTCGAGCGTCCGCTTGTAGACCGCGCGTCCCGTTGCCTCCTCCTCCGGGACGAACTCATCAGTCTCGCTCCGCAAGAAACAGATGTCGACCGACACGGTCGTCGTGCCTCCGCCAAGTGTACCCGTGAAGTTGTCGAGCCGCTGGCGGACCGCCTTCGCAAGGTCCTTTGCCTCGAGGTGGCTGGCGGCCCAACATTCGATCCGCACAGTCGGGTGGGCCAGGTCCGTCCCGCCTGCAATATGCCGCTCGTGCGTATTGGCGATGATACTGTACGTAATCCGCGGCAACTGCGCGCCCTGCGGCGCATAGACCGGATAGGCCCTCGTCCCGATGATTGTACTGATCGCCGCCGTATTCGTCAGATCGTAATAGAGCGCCGGTTCGAGGTAGCTCGGCGACGGCGTCGATGTCGTGGTCGAAGTCGATGTACTCGTTGATGTCGAAGTTGTCGGCCCCGGCGTCGTAGTCGTCGTAGACGTGCTGGTCGTCGACGTACTCGTAGACCCACTCGTGGTCGTGCTCGAGCTCGAACTGGTCGTCGTTGAACTCGTGGAAGTCGACCCGCTCGTAGTTGTTGAAGAGCTGCTTGAGCTTGTACTCGTCGAACTTGAACTACTTGTCGTCGTCGAAGAACTACTCGATGTCGTGCTGGTTGACGTCGACCCACTGGTAGTCGTTGTGCTTGAGCTGCTGGTCGTCGTACTGGTGCTCGTTGAGCTTGAAGTCGTCGTTGTAGTGGCCGCCGCCTCAGCGTGCACGTATATCGGCGATGCGGGGTAAGAAAGAATCGTCGTTGCCCGTCCAATCGGAGAATTAGTCGGTGTTCCGTGATTCCCATTGCCGCTCCTATCAATTATTGTATTAGCCCCAGATGCCGTAACGCCGTCAGAAAAATCGTCTAATGGAACGTAAATCTTCAGATTTGCTGGGCTAATCATCAGCGGAATATCCCAGCGCGGATTTCCACCGTGATAAAGAAGTGCCCGTTCTTTCGCGCCGAACGTGGCGTTCCAAAGTGCCAATCCAGCAATCTCACCATCGAAATAGTTCGACAATGTTGAGCGTTCGAGCACGCCTATATTTTGAGTGTCGGGGGAATAACTGGATGTGTCCGCTGAACTGTTGCTACTTTCCGGCGTGTCGGAGCCATCTAAATAAAGTTCAAAGTTATTGATATCGAGCTTGATCCAGAAGACGTGATGCCAATCGCCATCGGCCACATCTGTTGTCCCCGCAACTTCTGCAGTATCTCCAGCATCTCTTCGCCTATAGCAAATTTTCCCCAAATTAACATAAAGCAGAAAGAGAGGCGTTGTATTAGTTGTAAGCCCTTCGGCATAAATCATAATTAAATCGGTGGAATTTGTAGTACGGAACCATACGCTTAGTGTCATTGCCGTCCAATTGTGTGCGACGTCTGTAGCCGGCAGCGCTATATATTGTGAGCTTGCTGGATCAAATTCTATTGCCATTTCTCTTGTTTACGTAGTAGTATACTCAAATCTTGCGCCCACTACTTCTGCGTCGCCAGTTGCCGTATCGTTTGTCGCGTCATCGGCATCACGGCGAAGTTCAATCACGCAGAAATCGCCAGCAGCCATCCCATCCGCATTCGTCAACGTAATCGAGATCTCATCTATGTAACCAGCAGTGGCAGGTACTGTGGCGCTACCCGAATTGGCAGTATCAAACGCATCAGCATCTACATCTTGTGCGTCACCATCCGAAACACACATCACTCGTGCTTCAAATTCTACCGTTCCACTCGTGGCTGATGCCATTTTGTAGAACAGCTTCAATACAGGCGAACTCGCATAATTGGTTGGCACAACAAAACTAAACAAGATCGCCTCTTCAGTCGTATCATCAAACAATGCCTCAAACCAATGTGGACTTGGTGCGGCAGCAGAAGATTTCTTCCGTTGCAATGCTGCTGCTTTGTTCCCGGTCGAATCATCGGGCAATGTAGCAGCACCAATTGGCAGAATAACAGTAGCTGTAGCCATATCAGCTCCTCCTCACATCTGCATCTTTCTGTTCAGTCAGATCGGCATCTCGGTTCACCAGCAGCGTTTCAAGGTCGGATATGATGTCATTCAGTTTCGTGAGCCAGGCACGCTTGACCTTCGTTCCGACGAGAAATCCGTTTGCATCATCCGGCCAATTCTTAATCTTGGTCGCAATATCCTGGTCCACCGCCTTCTGGCGCAGTGCGACAAGTTCGCCGCCCAGTCGCATCAACTCGCGCAACTTCGGCGCTGCCTCATCCCAAATCCTCTGGATTACCTTGCTATCTGCTATCGGCATCTTATTCTCCTTTCTTCTCCAATGCCTCCTCATACACGCGCACCAGATCACCTACCGTCTCGACTTGCGCGAGGTCGATGATCGATATGTTCTTCTTCAGCTTCGCCGCGGCCTCACGTCCCAACCTTTCTCCCACCTCCATCTCCAGTTGCACCAGCTCAAGCGAATCGAGACCGAGTTCCTCTATCGGCATCTCGTCCGTCACGCGCTTCAGCGCCAGCGCCGCTATGGCTTCGAGGATAACGGCCCGCATTCTATTTTCTCGCCTCCTTGCGAAGCTCTTCCCACAGCTTCTTGCGGATGTCGGCGACCGCACCGTCCCGCTCCTGCTCGAACGCCGGGCGCAGGAAAGGTTTGGCACCGGCACGCTTCGTCCCAAGTTCGACCAGGTGCGCATATCGCACGGGATTCCGATATGAGCCGTCCGGCATCTGCTTCTTGAATCCGGTCCGAGGGCCGATGATGCCGACAACGACCTTGTCGCGTTTTCGCCGCGCAACCTTTGAACCAAGACTCTTCTTCAACAATCCGGTCTCGACCGGAACGCGTCGCTTCGCAGCCTTGCGGACGCGCGCCGCCCCCTTCTTCATCGCTTTCTGGACGATCCGCTTCTGTGTCTTTTCGGCAAGTCGCTGCATTTTGCGGATCAGTTCCTTGTCGCCCGTCAGCACTATGCCCCAACCGACAGCTTCACTTGGCACGCTTGAACCCTCCTACCGGCTCAAGGTGCCGTTGTCGTGGTCGTCGTCGTGCTGGTAGAGGTTGAGGTGGTGGTGCTGGTCGTGGTTGTGACATCGGCATCAATACACAGCGCCACCGTCTCGATGTTTCGTTCTCCGACATTTGTCACTGCCTCGATGTTCAGAATCCTGCTTCCGAAGATGATCCGATGCTCACTCGTCAGTCCCGGATAATAGCGCATGCTCACGCGCAACGTGGCATGCATCTGGGCCTGGCGCGCTTGCCAGAGTTCCCGGCCCGCAAGCGGCTGCACTTCGGCCCAGCGCGAGTTCTCATTAGTCCAAGTATACGTCACGCCGCCGTGCGAATCGCGGCTTTCCGTCTTCTTCTGGACCGTGATCCTGTGCCGCAACTTTCCGCCGCGCATATCAGATCGACTCCCAGTTCACGCGCCACGGCGCGAGCAATGCAGCAACCGCAAGCGGGACCGATGTCAGCTTCGCCTCGCTCGTCGCCTCGCGGTTCTCGTAGAGGTGGCCGATGAGCAATTTCATTGCCGCGAGGATAGGCGGTGGCACCGAACCGATGAAGTGTGTCCCGGTACCGGTGTCGGTGATGTCGATCGCCGCACCTCCGCTCGAGGCCGCCAGCTTGCAGGTCGATCCCGACACGTCGCGCACGTAGTAAGTCGTGAGCGTCGCAAGTCCCCCGGGCAACGTCCCGCCCGAATTGCTCAGCACGACCGCCTCGCCGTCGACCGGCGTTCGGCCGGACCATGTGAGAACATCCGTGCTCGCATCGACGGTAAACTGCGTCACATAGCCGGCGACATAGTCAATCGTCACGGCCGCCATCTGGTCTCGGGCTGAAGGCCACGACGTTCCATATGCCGGGCGCAGCCGTGCCGGCTCCGTTGCGCGGTCGAGCTGGTAGTCGGACGAATCGACCGTCTGCGTCACACCGTCGGTATCCACATATGATATGCTGCTAATATAGTGCACCGGCGGTCTCAAGAGAGTGATCTGCTCGTCGTTCTCGCTCGGAAACTCGTCCAGCGTCAGCCGCAGCGTCGCGACGCTCAGCTGTCTGCCGGTCACCGCCTCCGCATATTGCCGCGCCACCTTGATGAGCGACGTGATGAGGTCGTCATCCGTCGACACCTCGACGCGCAGGTGCGCCTTCGCTTCCGTGAGACTCAGCGGTTCGACTTGCGGTTCAACCGTCGCCTCAAGCGCCCATTCGTATAGCATTCTCTCACCCGATGACCACGTCAAACGTGCCGGATTTCGTATTGCCGCCAGATGCGACGACTATCTTCACGCGGTCTTGTGCCAGGGCGATGTAGTCCTCGACAGGCTCACCGCCGGCAGCATAGAGCGAGGCATTGCCGGACATATCATGTGTCGCCTGTCTCGGGGCCACGGTTTTCGAACTGTTGACGTTCGACTCGCTCCAGATCGTTTCCCCCGTGGCCTCGGCCGTGATCGTGAAATCGACACCGTCGTCATAGTCGACCTTCGTGTACACAATCGTCAGCACGCGCCCAGTCACGACGGGCGTATAACCCGTCCCATCGCCGCTCGCATCCGTAGTCACCGTGACACGATGGCGTTCTACGTAGCTCATATGCTTTCTCCTTTCTTGCCGCCGCGGCGTTTACGCGCCCGCGGCCTGATCATCCGCTCGGGGGCGACCTCAAGCATCGCCGTCTCCGGCTCATCGCGGTCAATTCGTTCAGCAGCGCCAGCATTGATGAGCATCTGTGCCTGCTCATCAGGCAACTCGACTATACTGCCCGGCGCCAAGTTCCCGTCTGGCCCTGCCAAACGTTTCAACATCCGTATCTTCACGCCGCCTCCTTACGGAGCCGTAGTTGTCGTGCTGCTGGACGTAGACGTCGAAGTCGTCGAACTCGAGGTGGACGTGGTCGTCGTCGTTGACGTCGAGGTCGAGGTCGTAGTCGACGTGCTCGTTGTAGAGGTCGTCGGCGACCCGGAGATCGCGATCAGGGAATAGGTGCTGCCATCGATCGTAATCCCGATACGTGCGACTTTGCCCGACCAGACCGGTTCGTTCGTCCCCGTCTCCACGACACTGGCTCCAGGCGAGGAAATATTGAGCCACGTAGCGTCCGATGGACTGTCGATTTTGATCTGCCCGCCGTCGGCCACGACGAGTCTATCTCCACCCTGGTCCCGATATACCTTCGGTTGATAGGCCATTTCTCTGTTCTCCTATTGGTTGCCCCGGCAAGACCGAGCCACCCGCTCGAGGTGGCCCGGCCACCGAGTAGCCACTTAAGGCATAGGATCAACTTTACTTTGTGCCCTCGGACGGCGAGACGTGCAGCTCGTACTCATCGGCGCCCATATCCGTGACCGGCAACTTCCGGCCGCGGTACTGCAGGTAGAGTGCAGTTTCCGCTTGGGCGTTCGAACCGTCCTTCGTCACCACTACACGGACATAGCGATCGGTGGGCCGATAGATGTCCAGAACGAAAGTCTGGTTGTCATCATCGTCGGCCACGGCGATCTTGGTACCAGCGAGATCGGTCATATCGCTGGCATCGCTCTCGTTACCCTGCTCAGCGTGGATGTCGCCGGAGGCACCGGAAGCGATAGTGGCGTGCTTGACGATCATCAGCACACCATCCCAGCCGCTCATATCAAGCGTCGCGCCATTCCGCGTCGCAGTCCCGCTCGCATAGTCCAGAGCATCAGAGATTTTCACGTGTTTCGACAGGTTCATCTGGTTACTCCTTTCGCGTTCGTTTTTCTGGTAAGGGGCGGTGCGCGCGAACGCGACCTCCTGCGCGACCGCCCGTCAGTTTCGTTACGCCAGTGTTACGCGGGCGAATGCCTCCTCAAGCACCGGCATTCCGTCGGTCTCCTTCCGGGCGAGGTAGCCGTTCTGATTCGCACCCGCATAGAGTTCGACGAGCACTTGGATCGTCATCGTCAGTGCATCGACGATCCAGTAAAACGAGAAATCGCCCAGGATTCCGACATATTGTCCGGTCGTGAAGGTATTCGGCGCGTATTCAGACTCATAGACCGGATAGCCGAGAAGCCTGTCTGGATCGCCACCGACGAGCGATGCCTGCCATATGTAGCGACCTTCGCCGTCCTTCAATTTTGCGATCTGTTTCACCGCGTCACGGTGGAATATCCAGGCACAGTTGCGTTTCCGATACTGAGCCTTGAGCGAATATTTAGCCTCCTTCAGGCCGTCCGTCCGAATCTCCGTGGTCGTATTGCCCGTTGAAACATCCCGTGACGTGCTGATACCATCGGTTGAAGCAGTGAATACACCGAGCGGCTGGTTCGCCCCCGAACCATTGAGGAAGGCATTCTCCTCGGTCACGGCGAACTTATAGGCGAGCCGCTCCCGGACGATCGCGTCAACCGAAATGGCCGAGCGCCGGAGCAGAGTCTTCGAGACCTTGATGTACTTGGCCAGCGGATATGGCTTCATCACCCGCTTGCCCAAGGCCATCGTCGAATCCTCAGACCCGATGTTCAGCTCGCCCGTCCAAGTCGGATCGGCCGGATCGGCGTCGAGCGATGGTGTGCCGAGTGAATCGGCGCTGCCGAGAGGCGGCAGGACACGGGCGATCTGGCGCATAAAGACTTGATTGTCGAGCGACTGGATCAGCTCAGCTTGGAACTTTTCCGGCGCGCTCAGATATCCGCCAGCCGTGTCCGAATCCTTCTGCAGCGCGCGGATCTCGACTTCCGATAAGCCACGAGACCCATAGCGCAGATAGCGGGAGAAGGTTTCCTCGGCCTTTATCACTGCTTCGGTCCTCGGAATTTCGATCCGCCGCAGATCACCGACGATGGAACTGCGAAGCTCGATCATCATCTTCTCTGGCGGATCATCAGACGTCACTCGATCTTCGAGGCCGACTCGTGTACCGCGCGAGGCTTCAAGCTCGCGTTCAGCCTCGGCGAGCCGTGCTTGCCGATCGGCATCCTTCTTCAGCGCATCTGCAGCGTCCATCAACTTATCGAACTGCTCGCGTTCCTGAGCCGTCGGCTCGCGGTTCTCGCTCTCGGCCTTGGAATAAATCTCGCGCGCCTGTGTAATAAGCTGGGCGCGTTTTTCCAACATCTTCTTCATTTTTCATTCTCCTTCGGTTAACCTCGTTTTCATCCAGTTACCCCTTTGCGCTTCGAATCTTCGGATTCGTTATAGCGCATATGCGCAAAAGCGGACATCGGCCCGCCTCTTGCCTCTATTCCGCCTCCGCCTCCGCGAGGCGAAGTCGCATATACATTCGAGCAAGTTCCGATTCCGTGCTTCGTTCTTCTTGTTGCCGCTGCCTCTCTTCCCAACGCTCGCGTGAGCGCAGTGCCACGGTAGTGTCCGGACAGGCCGGATAAGTCACGATCGAGACGTCCCCGTCATCGAGCGAGACCTCGCGCAATATCCGCAGGTCTTGATCGTCCTCCACCTGCCATTCGTCCTGAATCGTGCGGAATGCGAAGCTCATCTGATCTATGTCGCCGCGCTTGATGCTCTGGAGCAGATCGCGGACCCATTGTGTATCGGGCGGCTTGATCCGGACCTTCAAGCCCTTCGCGTCCTCTTCGAGTTCGAGTGTTCCGGCCTTCAAGCGCCCGAGGACAAAGCTCGGATCGTGGTTTACCGTCGCGCGCACATCCGGTTTCGAAGCGAGTGTCTTCGTAAAAGCGCCCGGAGCGATGACCTCGACATGGCGGAACAATCGCATCGGCACGTTGAACAGCGCCGCATAGCCCTCGAGAACCGGTGTCTCGCTTTCCGTCTCCTGTACCCGGAACTCGCAAGTCCGGCTCCGGCGCTCTATCTCTTCTTGTGCGTCGAAGTTGAGTTCAGGCGGCTCCTTGTCGAACTCGGCATAATGCTTCTTTAGATGTGCATAGACTCCCGCCCGATCGCCGGACGGGATGGCGACACCGCCCCGGGCCCCTCGCAGCGCGGCCATTGATGCAGCCACCGCACGCCACACAGTATGCTTATCGCGCTGTCGATGGTGAGGCAGTTTATAGGAGGTCTTCACGTCTGGATTCTTGCTATCGTACCAAGCGCACATCTGCTTCAGGTCATCTACATCCGCAGCGGCTACCTCGCGAGCCGCATCCCAAGGCTCATCTTCCGGGGCGAGCGGATATTTCCGGTACGGGATGGCGCCTCTCAGTTCGAGGTCTTCCTGAGGGCTGCTTTGTGACTCGCTCGCTGGTTCGAACAGGATGCCGTCGTGGCTCTTGCAATGTGCCCGCGCGGCCGCCTCGGTCCAATGTTCCTTGGGATAGCGATAGGCCTGTTCCGTGAGCGTATCCTCGCCCTTGAGCCGCCCCATAATCACGTTGTATGGTTTGCCGTCGTGTTCGCGCTTGATCGTCACGAACGATCCCTTCTGGAAGTCGCCGGGATTTCGCACCCGGCAGGAATGATGGTTCGGATAGGGCATCTTTCTTCACCTCCTGATATGGAGCATTGTCTGCGTCGCGAGTTTCTCGACCCGTTCGTTTTCCCATTCGTCAAGCAGATTCTCCGCGGCCTGCACGGCATTCCCATTGCCTTCGGCGAAGCACTTTTCCATCGCCCGCAGCCCGTCGGTTATGTAGGCCACGACCTCCACGGCCGGGTCTATCTGCCGACCGTAACAGGCGGAGAGCACCGGCTCCAGGACCTGGGTCGCATACTCAGCCTGCTTCGCGTAGAAGTTCCGGACATAGGTGAGGAAATCCGAATCGCGCTTCAGAGCCTTGCGCAGTGCCTTGACTTCTTTCGTGATGATCCGGCGCCAGGTCTCGCGGAGCAGTCGAGCGAATGCACGCTGGCGTTCATCTTCGCTCTCGTCTCCACCCGCAGCGGGGGCCTGTGCACCGGTCCCGATCGTGATGATATTGACCGGCTGGCGGAAACCCTCGATTGCCGGATCGGGATTAAGGTTCTCGCGCAGCCGGACCTCGTTCGGCTTCATCCAGCCGCTGTTGATCGCCTTCGCATAGGCCTCGTAGCGGCTGTTCGTATCGCCACGCAAGAGAGCATCGACGACGAATTCGGCATAGTAATAGCCATACTGCTGGTTCGAGAAGAGCTTCCAGTTCGTCTCCAATTCCCAGCGCCGGAGCCATTTGGCGAGAGTCCACGTGACGAACTCGATCCCCTGCTGCTCGATATTCGAATAGGTACTTCGAGTCAGGTCTTTGAGCATATGCGGTGGGATATCGAACCATCGCGCCACGTCCGAGATGCTGAACCGCCGCGTCTCCAGAAGTTGCGCATCGCGCGCCGGGATGCCAATCTGCTTGTAGGTCATCCCTTCTTCGAGAATGGCCACGCGATGGGCTTGATCCAGTCCCTTATGTCGCTCTTCCCAGCTATCGCGGAGATTCCTGCGTGCCGTATTACTCAATACTTTCGGGTGCTCAAGTACACCGCCCGGGATCGCGCCGTTGCCGAAGAAGGCCGCACCGAATCGCTCCGCAGCCATACCTGCAGCGATGCCCTCGGCTGCATACTGGATCACCGAATAGCCCTTCAACCCATCAAACCCGAGGCCCTTGATATGTAGTACATCTTCGGGCAGCAACCTGTACTGTTTCCCGTCTTTCGTCGTGTATTGGTAGATAACCTCGTTGCCATCGACTTTCACTTTCATCCGGTCCGGCAATAGCGGCCAAAGCGCTACCGGACGCATCCCGCCATCCCACTCGATCTCCGCATAGCCGTTACCCCAAGTCAAGGCATGGGCGGTAAGTGTCTCCCGGAAAACCAGCGCGTCCATATACGGGTTCGGCCGGTCGTGCATGAGCTGGTAGACGCGATGCTGCGGTGCGCGTTCGCGCCCGCCATCCTCGCGCCGGCGGTAGACGATCATCGGTAAGAAGCCGACGGCCCCGGAGATGATATTGACCGCATTCCAGACGGCGCTGAACGTGAGGACGTTGTCATGGTCGATGTTGATGCCAGCCGCCGTCGAGGTCCCGCCGCCCGCCCCCGTGAGCAGCTTCTGAATCCAATAGGCCGGGCTTGACGGGTGCGCCCCCGTCTTCTTCACCGCCCGCTGTTCCAATATGCTTTCGATTATCATGGCGCTGTCGTAGTCGTGGTTGTCGTGCTGGTCGAGGTCGATGACGTAGTCGTCGTAGACGTGCTCGTAGATGTCGTCGAGGTCGTAGACGTTGTCGTCGTCCCGGCCCCGGTCGTCCCTATGATTGCGATGTTGTAGGTGATGGTCGCACTGCCCGCATCGATCTTGAGCTTATCGCCCGTACCCGCGATGACATTGTAGGCAATCGCATCCGGCGCCCAAAGTAGCATGAAACCACCAGGCCTGATTTTCACCTTGTCCGTGGCATCTCCAACCCATGTCGCCCATGCATTGCTCGAAGCGCCGCCGACATAGAGATCGTCTGTCTCTGACGTATTCTCGATGATGAGTGCCTTGACGCGGCCGAAATAGATCGTATCGTTGAAGACGTCTGTGATGCCCCAGAGATCCAGATCCTCACTCGTAGCCGCAAGCGTGCGCGTGTCGTACCACATCAGGTTCGCTTGGTCGGCACCGGAACCATTGGCGAGGGTATCGGTAAGGGTCCAGATGAGATTGCCGCGGGAGGAGTTGAGATCGTCGCTATCAACGTAATTGCCGTTGAGCGTGAGCTGGAGGGTCGTCTCTAACGTCTTAGCCATCGCGCAGTGCTCCCCACAAAGAGATCAAGCCAGAGTACCAAGCCAACAGCAAACAGCCCGGCCCCTGGATGCACCCAGAGCGCGAGACCCACACCGAGGGCCGCAAGTGCACATAGCGCGCAAACAAGCTTCAATACAGCGTTCACACACTAAAGTCTGGATGGAAAATCAAGGCGTGTCAATGAAGTGCCGACGTAGATGAACGTAGTTACACGTAGGTGAACGTAATTGAACGTGAATTTTGGAGGGTTAAGCGGAGGTAACTTCAGCACAGACGTCGTCGCAAAGCATTTCGTGAATCCACGTGCCAGGGATATACCAGCGGTTGCCGATCCGGCGATTCGGGATAACGTCATTACGCATCAGCCGGCGCAGCTTATCGGCTGGTATCCCCAAAAGCTCAGCTGCTTCCGCTGTCGTATAGAGGCCTTTTAGACTAGCCATAGACTTCTCCGCGGTTATTTCAGTCCTTCAAGGATTCTGCAGCAAGGATTGACATTATCACGAGGGGCACAGCAGCCACCACGCCAAATCCTATCCAACATTTTGCTTCGGCGAATGCACGCAGGGCGAATACCCAAGCTGCTGCAGTCACCCACACCGCGATTACGGAACTATAAGCTTGCAACCGTGTCATCTGATTTATCTCCAATTCATTTTTTCGGCTGAAATCTCAATGCATAAAGCATTGAAGACAACTGTGCAATATGGGCGGCGAGAGTTCCAGGCTTGCCGATAATCTCAACGCGCCAGCAACCCAAGCTTATCCGGGCGAGTGCATATTCATTGCCTTCTTCATCTTCAATGAGAAAGGCCTTCACATTGTCTTCCTCGTTGTTTTCCCGTGCCCAAAGACGCACTTCCCAATCATCCGTTCCCATCATGTTCTCCTAAATCGTCTGTATCCCGCGTTTCTCGTATACGGAACCCGTCTGCCCGCGCTGCATCGCGCGCCCAAGGGCCATAATCGCCGCCACGATGCCGTCGATCTTGTCGGAGCTGCGCGCCTTGTCCGGCTTCAGGTTTCCCGCTGCATCCATCTTCACGGCCACGTTCGCCGCCTGCCAGCGCATTACCGGGTTATCCCCGTGGCGGAACTCGCCGCGGTTAATGAGTGTCTCAAGGTGCACCGTAGGGGCCGCCATGCTGTAGTAGCCTTGACCGAACGGGATCACATCGAAGCCATCCGCCACAAGGTCCTGGCAGAGCTGCGCGCCTTGGAACAGCCGGTCGGCGGCAAGCTCGCGGATGTGATACTGTTGCCCGATCTCGTTAATGCGCTTGCGGATGTAACCATAGTCGATCTCATCGCCCTCGGTGAGTTCGATCCAACCTTGCTGCGCCCAAGTCATATAGGGTATGCGGTCCTTCCTATCGCGCAACAACGCGACCTTACGCGGGACCCAATGCCACCACAAGGCATCGAAGCCTTCATTACCACGCGGGAAGACAAGGCAAAGACTTGTAAGATCGCTCGTCGCCCCGAGGTCAAGGCCAGCATAACACTCGCGACCTCGCAAGTCCTCGGGATTTATCGCCCCACCGCAGGCCTCCCACCGGTCCATGTCAAGCCACCTTTCGGCAAGCTCGGTCCGCATATTGAGGTGCAGGCGCTTGAAGACGTTCTCGTAGGCCGGCGTCTGCTGGGCACGCTGGCATTCGCGCTCAAGGTAATCCTTCCGTAGGCTTACCCCAAGATTTGGGTTCACGGCGCTCCAGACGTCCGGGTCCTTCCAGTCCGCGTCTTTCTCCGCCTCGTAGATGAGCGGCAGGAAGGCCGGGTTCTCGAAGATGCCATCCCGTATCTGCTTCGCCTGTTTGTATATCTCATTGCAGATGCTCTCGCGCTCGTAATCGGCCGTCGTGATCATCACCACGAGCGGTTGTTCCCGGCTCCCGGTTGAGGTCATAATCACGTCGACCAGCTCCCGGTTTGGCTGAGCATGCAACTCGTCGATCACCGCGACGTGGCAGTTGAACCCGTACTTCGTATAGGCTTCAGCACTGATCGGCTTGTAGACGCAAAGCCGATCGTGGCGGACTATGGAATGCTTGTAGATGCGCACCGCCTTCCGCAGGAGCGAATCCTGTCGGATCATCCCCTCCGCCTGCCGGAAGACGAGGGCCGCCTGTGCACGGTCCGCTGCTGCACTGTAGATCTGCGCTCCCGGTTCGTGATCGCAGAACAGAATGTAGAGGACGATGCCGGCGGTGAGCGTCGTCTTGCCGTTCTTGCGCGGGATGTAAAGAAGTGCTTGGCGGTAGCGCCGCGTCCCGTCGGGACGCTTCCAGCCGAAGAGATTGGCGATGAACCACTGTTGCCAATGCTGGAGCAGGAACGGTTCGCCAGCGAATTTGCCCTCGATGTGATGCAGCCGCTCGTGGAAAAAGTCGATCGCCAACTGCGCGGCCTCGGGATCGAACCAGCAGTCGCCCGCAGTGGCGACCGGGTCATAACCACACAAGGGCACGAGCAGCTTGTCGAAATCAATCACTTAATTTCATCCTTGACCACTATAGTTGGATCATCATATAACTTCACACATCCCGCTTGCGGCCATAGTTTTTGCAGTTCAAATCTATCCGCCTTCGTCAATTTTTTCGGCGTGCAGAGAAACCATCTTCCATTTTCTCCTTTCCGCATTGCGAAATTGAGCCGCGCAAGGAGGTGCTTCAACGCACAATCGTCCACCACATTGCAGCCGCACATCGGCTCTGGCCGTATCAACATTACTTGCATACCAAGTTCTCTGGCCCGTTTTATTTCCGCCTGTACGCCCTCCGATTCCTGCCAGCCATCAAGCATCAGCACCCAGAGGGCAGAGCATCTCCGTAGGAATTCGAAGTTATACTCTCGCCAGAATTCCCAGTCCAGCGGCAACCCGTGTTTGGCGATAGGATGTGAATGGGCAATAGGCGAGAAGACGTGGATGCCGCAGCGCATTATGTCTGCTGCTAACCTGCATACCGCCCGGAAGCGCTCTTCCCGGACAACTGGATCAGGATGCGTGTAGGGACTTGCAAGATAGATCATTTCGCTTTCTCCCGCTCCGCCTTCTTTCCCGTAAATTCCTCCCAACGCTGTACGATGACGTCACAGTACAGCGGGTCCAGTTTCATCAGATATGCCCGTCGCCCCATCTGCTCGCAAGCAATGAGCGTGCTGCCCGAACCGCCGAAGAGGTCCAACACGTTCTCGCCTGCCCGCGATGAATACTGGATGGCCCGCACTGCAAGCTCGACAGGCTTCTCGGTGAGATGAAGCATATCAACAGGATTAACTTTCTTAACTTCCCAAACATTGCTGATATTATTGGGGCCAAACCATTTATGAGGTGCACCCTCTTTCCAACCATACCAACAATGTTCCGAATCGTTCATCATGTCTGTACGACCAAGAACAGGATGATGTTTAATCCATGTAATGCCTTGGGAAAAATAAAGACCTGTTTGTGCCAAAGCCGCACAATAATTAGGCCAATTAAGATATCCGCCCCAAATATAGAATGACCGCCCTGGCTCAAGAACACGACTTATATTCCCAAACCAACAAATTAAACGGTTATAAAATTCGTTATCGGTACAGAAATCATTAGCTAAAACTCGATCTCGTGCTCTTAGTTTTCGTGTTACAATTTTTGGAATACCTGATCTGAAAATGTCATAATCTTGCATGCTCTGCACTTTTTCGGCAATTTCATGAGGTAAACCGTGACTGCCAGCCAATAAAGCATTATTGCTCCGTGGCGCTAAATTAACATTATATGGCGGATCTGTATTGACAAGTTGGATTGATATCCCTCCAAGCAATTTATCGACATCTTCAGAGTTGCCAGCATCGCCGCATAGCAATCGATGTTCGCCCAAAATCCATAAATCACCGGGTTGCGTAGTTGCCTCATCTGGTGATTCGGGAATTGCGTCTGGATCAACGAGGCCTGTTTTGGTCTCGGCGCTAAGCAAGTCCGCGAGCTCCTCATCCGAAAACCCAAGCGAATTCAGGTCCACATCCATCGCTTGGAGTTCCATGAGTTCAAGTGGCAAGAGTTCCATGTCCCAAGTTGCCAGCTCTGCTACCTTGTTGTCGGCAATCCGGTAAGCTTTGATTTGGGCTGGCGACATATCTGTCGCCACGTGGACAGGCACGGTTTTTAGCCCCAACTTCCAGGCTGCTTTCCAGCGCGTATGCCCGATGATGATTTGCCCTTCAGGGTCAACGACAATGGGTTGCCGGAATCCGAACTCCTGAATCGAACGAGCAACGGCATCTACAGCACCGTCATTGTCGCGAGGATTCTGGTCATATGGTTTTAGTTCAGATGGCTTGCGAAATTCAATCTTCATTTTTAATTCTCGAATCCGTTAATGATACGTTCCCACTTGCCACGGTTCTCGTCAGGATCGCTCGGTAGCTCTTGGGCGAGGTTTGCGCGGGCACCAGGCGTCATCCCGAACTCTCGTTCGATTCCCGAGAGCAGCTTACTCAGGTGCCGCAAGGCCTTGGTCTGTGGCCACTCAGCAACGCCTATAGTTTGCCCGTCTTTCGTCACCTTGTGGACCGGGCCGTGGGCCCGGATAAATGCCGCGTATTCCTGCCACAAGGCAAACAGCTCACAGTATCGCGTGAGTGCATTCCGGTCGCAGGCACCGACGATTCCCATCGCCTTGAGCTGCGGAACCAACTTTTTCCAAACCTTTTTTGCTCTTGGACTTAGGTCCTTCGGACAAGGTAGTGGTCCTTTCGGCGGTACCGGTTCGTTTTTCCTGCGCTTCGCAAGCCAAGAACCTCGCTGTTCGAGAATCTGAAGGGGGGTTCGTGTTGGCCCTCTCTTGCCCATCTGCCTATCTCCAAAACTCTTGAAAAAATTTGCGCCGG